CTTGGTACTGGACTTGGCGATAGCTCTGGTAAAGTAGCTGCTCCTGTCACTGCTGACTGGGTCAACTCTGCTGTCCTTATCAATGGCGGATCAGGTAGTCTGACTCCTTTCGTTGCTGCTGGCGGTGCTGGCACTGCTTTTGACGATGCTGCTTTCCGTAGCCTTGTTCAACTGCTTGACGATGCTGACGTACCTATGGACAACCGTTCATTCGTCATCCCACCTGCAATGCGTAATGTAATGCTTGGTATTGACCGCTATGTTTCCAGCGACTTCGTTGGCGGCACTGGCGTTGAAACTGGCCTGATCGGTGAACTGTACGGCATCAAGTGCTACGTCACTACTGCTTGCCCAGTGATCGAGACTGGCGTTCGCGCTGCTACTCTTCTGCACAAGGACACTTACGTCCACGCAGAGCAGTTGGCTGTTCGTTCACAGAGCCAGTACAAGCAAGAGTTCCTTGCTGACTTGTTCACAAGCGACACTATCTACGGTACGCAGGTTATGCGTCCTGAAGCTGGATTCGTCTTGGCTGTAGCTGGATAATCTCCACTTAGCTGTACGGCCCTGTCATCGTAAAGGTGGCGGGGCTTTCTAGGTATTAACATCCCCCACATTCTATAGGAAGCCCGCCATGTCCACCATAATTACTAAGAACTCCAGCACCACTACTTCAGTACCTGCTGACGTTGATCTCGTAGAAGGTGAGATAGCAGTAAACACAACTGACGGCACAATGTACGTTGGTAAAGCAACAGGCGTATCCATCCTAGTTGGATCAGGTTCTGTCACCAGCACAGGCGCAGGAGCTAACAGCTATAGGGCTGGCGTCAATGCTGGACTCACTGCACAAGGCGCAGGCTCTGTCGCTCTTGGTCCTCAAGCAGGACAAACTACGCAAGGCACAGGCTCTATCGCTATAGGTTCTCAAGCAGGAAAAACTACGCAAGGCTTCTACGCTACCGCTGTTGGATACTTAACAGGACTAACTACGCAAGGCGAATACTCTGTCGCTCTTGGTTGTCAAGCAGGACAAACTACGCAAAGCGATTACTGTGTAGCTGTTGGTCATGTTGCTGGACAGACGAGCCAAGGCGTTGGTGCTGTAGCAATAGGAGCCTCAACTGGTACTACAAGCCAAGGCACGCGCGCAACTGCTGTTGGTGTAAACTGTGGATATACAGACCAAGGAACATCTGCTGTTGCAATAGGAGACGCATGTGGTGTTACAAACCAAGGGTACTATGCCATCGCTATAGGACGACAATCTGGTAATTCTGACCAAGGCAACTTTGCGATAGCACTGGGTAACGGGTCTGGACAGACCAGCCAACACGCTCAGTCTATGATACTAAACTCCTCTGGTGCCGCTACTGCCTCAGGACAGATTGGAGGAATAATCATCAAGTCCAGCACAGCGAGCATAGCTACTATTAATGCTGACTGGTACCACTCCGGAAACATGACTAGCATATCTGACAGAAGGCTCAAGCGGGACATAGAGCCTATCACCGATGCTTTGGCTAAGGTGAGTGCTCTTAACGGTGTCACATTCGATTACCTAGATGAGAACTCACTTAGCCGCTCAGCTGGGCTGATTGCACAGGACGTACAAGCCGTACTGCCTGAAGCTGTATCAATAACACCTGACGGTGAACACTTAGGCGTAGCCTACGGCAACATGATAGGCTTGCTGGTTGAGGCCATTAAAGAGCTGAAGGCTGAAGTAGACGCGCTTAAAGGAGTATAAGTAATGGAAGAAGATAAGATGACTCCAGAGCAGATAAAGAAGGCCCAGAACAAGGTTAAATGGGACAAGCTGCAGGAAGAGAGAAACGCCTTCAGTGCTAAGAGAGATAAAGCTAGGGTTGATCTAGGCTTGGGTGAGTCTAGCATGATGCACACCTACCGACAGAACGACGGCAGCCAAAGCTACTACAGGAACAACGAAGAAAGAGCAGCAGACAACAACCCCTATGAGCAGCTCGTTGGAAGCAACAACGCTGGCTCTAGTGCTGACTTATGGAACATCAACAACGGCAGAGAGCGCCGCACTTGGGACACTACAGGTAGCCCATCAGAGAATGGAATGGGAGCAGCCGCCTCCACTGCTGACGGATTCGATCCTTCCGCTGATACATCAGGCATGTTCAACGACATCAACCGAGACACTCTGGGCGCATACGAGCAGCAGCTTACTGCTGATAAGAACCAAGCCTCGTGGGATACAGCAGTCGAAGCATCCATGTGGGATAAGACCCTTACTAAGAGTCCTGAGTTCGGTGCTGAAGTTCTTAAATGGGCTAAGGAGAATCCTGGAGCTGAAGGTGCTGAGGAGATACTACTGAACGGCCTCCCTGAGAGCTATACATCACAGCCTTTCGGAGACTCAACAGAGCTAAATACAGGCATGCTTGGAGAGGAGCTACCAGCGGATGCATCTCGGATAACAGGGAAGACGTGGGACGAAATGACCAACGGCGAGAGAGCCGCACATGACATTGCATCAGGTAATGATACCTCCAGATTCAGCGCAGAAGACCTTGAAGAAGGGCGCCTGTTCCTAGCCTACAAAGAGAACCCCTACTCAAACCCAGCCAACTGGGACGAAGATGCGTGGGGCAACGTTCTAAAAGACGTTGACTTAACTCCATACCTTACAGAGCCAGCTGGTCCAGATGCGCCAGAAGTAGAGCTGCCCTCGTTTGAGGATGTTCAAGCGACTATGGCGGCAGGAGACTCCTTCGCTACTGGAACTAGACTCAATGTTGATGGGTACATAGCAGGGATGGAATCAGGGGATTACGACACCAACCCTCAAGAATTCTTTAACCTCGTCCATACGATGTTCGCTACTGACCCTACGGCATTCAAGCTGTGGGCTGAAGAGAACCCAGCTTACGCTATACGCTTTCACGCTATAGCAGCGGAGTCTTCAGATAACGTAGATATATTCGGCGGCGGTGGTTCGGATGCATTCGGCACTAACGACCAGCACGTAGACTGGGATGCCACTACAGCTAGTGCAGACCACAACGGCGAGAACCCCGTGAGACTATGGGGCGATGAAGCCGGTACTTGGGGCAAGGACAAGCACCTCAGTGAGGCTCAGCGACACGGCGTCACGGTATCACAGGGACTACTGGGTGATGAGACGGAAGTAGACGGACAGATGGTTGCTTGGAACTATAAGGGCGATTACAGCAAGGACGTTAACAACCCCATGTCGGGCGGAGACTTCTGGAAGATAGGAACCCTAGAGAAAGGCTCCGATGGAATCGGTAACTTCATAGAAGAGAACCCAGAGATAGTCGCAGTGGGTATAGCAACCATAGCGCTTGCTGGCCCTCTCATTGGAACGCAAGCAGTAGTAGGAGCAGGGGGAACAGTAACAGCAGCCACAGGACTCACAGGAGTTATGACTGGTCTTGGCGTACCCGCAGCATACGCAGGATACGCAGCCACAGCCGCCTTCGCAACAGGCGCTAATATAGCCAATGGCATCGTGTCAGGCGCAGAGATTAACGGTGCCTACCTGCTTAATGCAGTAGGCTCAGGTGTCATAACAGGGCTTACAGCAGGTGCCATCACCTTTGGTGGTGAGTCGCTGGTGGCAATGTTTCCCGGTCTGTCTCCTTCCGTTGCCAACCAGATCACAGCAACAGCCCTTGAGACAGTAGCCAACGGCGGCGACCTTGAGGAAGCCATCCAGACAGGACTAATAGCCAACGGCGTTCAAGCTGTTAAAGGCGCTGCATCTTGGGCAGCCGGAGAGATAGGCGGCTACTTCGTAGATACGGCTCCTGCTGAGTACGAGGATTGGGAAGGCAACATGCAGACCCTGCCTGAAGACCCCACTGCAGACGATGGACTCTTTGGTACAGGCATAGGCGGCTTGGAAAGCCCCACACACGGCCCAGACGATGGCCTAGAGTTCATAGACACAGTATCTATCGGCGCTAAGTACAGGCTACCGGCACCTCCACCGCCTTCTGGCAGTGAGTATCAGGACATGCTGAATAACGCTGACTACAATACAACGTTGGACACCTTCCACACAGACAACCCACACATTCCCGACATGCGCTATGACATGGATGGTGTTCCTCTGCCTGAGACGCGCATCAAGTACAACGAGTACGGCAACACGTTGATGAACGATGACGGCACTCCGATGACGGAGAAGTTCAATCCCGTAACAGGCGAAGTGCTGCCAACATATGATGACGGTCAGACACACAATATGTCTGTCAATGGCGGTGGTGACTTCGAGGCAAGCGAATCTTGGGCCTCTGGCCACCACAACTGGCAGGACTATGAAGGTCCAATCTTAGCAGACGGCTCTGGCCCTGTTGATCCTACACACCCCTACTGGACTACCAACCAGAACACCAACGTCACTGTTACTAACACTGACCTGACCGATGATGGCGGCGGTGGTGGCGGTGGCGGCGGATCAGACGGCGCCCCATCTACTGATGCAAGCCCTCAGCTTACAGACAAGCCCGTGGACGTGCAACAGAACGCTCTGTCTAACGCTCCTGCGGCGGGCGAGAGAGGAGACGCTACGTCCTACTGGGTAGACGAGAACGGAGACTATGTTGATATAAACGCCACCGATTCACGTATGGGCGATCGCTTTGAGACGTCTGACGGACGAATTCTATACGCAGGGAACGACGACGGCACAGTGGAGTATCAACTGTTTGAGGCTGTAGACGCTGCTAAATTAGATGGCGATACTGCCTTAGCTAATAACCTCAAGGGCGAGTGGTCTGACTTCACTGGTGTGGACTTCCCTGATGGAACCGAGCTGGATGACTACTACGTAGTACACACTGACTGGCGCGGTGCTGATCTTACTGAGGTGTCTTATGATGACGCAGACCAGTTCAAGGGAGATGTAGGGGTAGGGGAAACACCTACATACCCTAACTTAGACTGGATACCAGATGGCAACAGTGATGAATACGATCCAGATGACATACTCGGAACTAGCACAATCACTACTGACACCACAGATACTACCACCACCACGGATGATACTGACTCTTACAACCCCTATGCGGATACAGGCAATTGGGGAGATGATGAGTGGCAGAAGGTTATAGACGCTCAAGGCGGCGGTGGAGATACTGCTGGTGGCGGAACTGGCGGCACTGGAGTGAACGGTACTGACGGCGTTAACGGTCAGAATGGAAACAACGGCGATAACGGAACCGATGGAAACGATGGCGAAGCTGGCGTAGACGGCAAAGACGGCAAAGACGGAACTGATGGCAAGAACGGCGGCGATGGAGGAGACGGACTCGGTGGTCTAGGCTCTCTCTCTGCTCTCATTGGCAACGGATCGCAAGCATCTCGTTCCGGCAACCTATTCGATTATGACAAACTTAGCCCAGCAGCTTACGCTATACTAGGCCCACTATTAGACCAAATGGAGCATCTAAACCGATGAGAACATACCTAGAGTTAGTTAACGATGTGCTTATCGCCATCCGAGATGACACAGTTACATCCGTAAGTTACAACCCATACGCTGCACTGATTGCTAGCTTCGTCAACGATGCTAAGCAGCAGGTCGAGGATGCACACAACTGGTCTGCCAACTTGGTAGAGCTGCAAGTGTCAGCTTTAGCAGCCGCTGCTGATCCAGACAAGGTTTCTCTGGTGGGGAGCAACAACTCTATCGCGATTGATTACGCTATGAACCTGACCAACAACGGCGGCTTGCTTATACAGCGATCACGCCGGTTCATGCAGATAGAAGGACTGCGTAACAACATAGCCGCTGGTGTTGTAAGCAACTGGTGCAACAATGGAGTTGATGCCAATGGAGATGCTGTCATACAGATCAGCCCAGCTCCTAGTGCAGACACAACTCTGGTATTTGTTGGTTGGCAGCGTAGGCCAGACCTCGTAGACAGCTCTGACGTACTTGTCTTGCCTTCCCGACCTGTACGTGACCTTGCTATAGCCTTGGCTGTGCGAGAGCGTGGAGAAGTGCAAGGTAACACATCACAGGAATACTTTCAGATAGCCAAGAGAACATTATCAGACGCAATAGCCTACGACAGCGCACGTAATGACGAAGAATCCGATTGGAAGGCAGAGCCTATTCTTGGCGGGAGCTACCGCAGATGAGCCAAGCTCAGACTAACCTAACCATTGCAGCTCCAGGATTCCTTGGCCTTAACACTGAGCAGTCCCAGACAGACATGCCTGATGGCTTTGCTCAGGTGGCAGACAATGCAATCATTGATAGCTACGGCAGGGTTGCTGCTCGTAAAGGCTTCAATGTCCTTGTTGCAGGAGAGGGAGCTACCCCGATAGGGCCGGACACTCCTTCTGTCATATACAACTTCCTATCAGAAGACGGAACAGAGGTTATCTTCGTGGCTGCTGGCCTAAAGCTGTACATTGCTGACATCGTAGCAGGTACATACACAGACATAACCCCACTAACGTCGGGGATTACTGACGACAACTGGCAGATACTTGGCCTCAACAACAAGGTGTTCTTCATACAGGAAGGCCACGACCCTATAGTATACGATCACGCTACAACAACCACATACGTCAACACTACTTCTATGCCTCGTGCTAAGTGTGGTACTTCTGCTTATGGCCGTTTATGGCTGGGTAACACTGACGTAGACAACCACCAAGTAGTGTACTATAGCACACGTCTGAACGGAGAAGACTTCGTTGTAGATGGGGCTGGTGACGCTGACTTCTTCAACGTCAGCCACTACTGGCCTTCAGGGTACGACACCATCGAAGCCCTGCACGTACACAACGCAGCCTTAATCATCTTCGGCAAAGACAACGTAGTCGTATACAACAACTGCGAAGGCGATCCCTCTGCTGATCCAAGCGCTGGCGGCATAACGCTAGGCGACACCATAGGCGGAGTAGGCTGCATAGCACGAGACACCGTACAGAGCCTAGGGTCAGACGTTCTGTTCCTAGACGGTTCTGGAGTGCGTAGCCTTGGCCGTCTCATACAAGAGAAGAGCATGCCTATTGGAGAGATTAGCAGCAACGTCCGTACTGATCTGCGTGATTCTCTCCTTACCCTGACAGCAGCTCAGAAGTATCGTATACGCGCTCTCTTCATACCAGAGGAGCAGCTATACCTGCTGATGTCTGAGTATACTCCTAATGTGCTGGCATTCAATACTGCTGTCCGTGATGAGAGGGGAGCCATGCGCGTAACACGCTGGGTTGGAACCGAGGCCACAGCGGCTATCACACGAAACGGTCAGACTCTGCTAACCACATCCAAGGGATCGTCAGTAGTTGAATACGCTGGGTACTTAGATCACGGAGTCTCGTACCCCTTCCGATACTTCACCAACTATATGTCTTTCGGAGACAGTACTCGGTTGAAGATGGCAAAGAAAGTTACTCTTACGTTGGCCACTAACACTAGCAACCCTTACTTCCTAAGCACCTCATACGACTACTCAGGGTCTAACGTATCTCTAGTCGTGCCTCTACAGGCCGCAAGTACGTTCTTCTACTACGGAGTAGCAGAGTTCGGTCTAGCTGAGTACGGAGTAAAGAGCGACATAACTCGTCAGTCCAGCAACGTAGGGGGCAGAGGAACAACACTGAGGATAGGGATTGAAACTGAAGTAGACTCAGCTAGCTTCTCCCTCCAAGAGATTAACATACAGACACTATTAGGAAGATTACTATGAGTAACTACACAAAGACTACTAACTTTGCCGTCAAAGACTCTCTCAGTACGGGCGACCCTGCTAAGATTGTCAGCGGAGCAGAGATAGACGCAGAGTATAACGCTATATCTTTAGCGTCAGCTACTAAGGCTGACACTACTAGCCCAACATTCACAGGTACGCTTACAGCAGCAGCCGTCACCATAACAGGCGTACTGACCGCTACACTAGACGGAGGAACTTACTAATGGGCTTACTTGGCGACGTACTAACAGGCGGGATTCAAGCTAAAGGCATGAACGATGCCCAGAAGAATATAGAGAAGATAGGCAATGAGGCTAAGACTGACTTAGGGAAGATTGGCGCACAGGCTCAGACGGATACAGCGTGGAATCCCTACGCGGTAGTTACTAACACAGGCAACGTAACGACTGGGCCTAACGGCGGCTATGTTGCTGCTCTCGGCGCGGATCAGAAAGCAACATCTGACGCAGCTATGGGCGCAGCAAACGGAATGTTCGCAGCAGCAGGACAGAGTGTTGGCGATCGCACAAACGACATATTCGCAGGTGCGCAGGCTGCGCTACAGCCGGGATTCCAGCGTGCGGATCAGCAGATGGCTAATGACCTATACTCCACAGGACGTACAGGCTTTGGTGGCGGAAGCTCCGAGCAGTACGCTAACAAGAGCGCACAAGAGGATAGC